TAGAGGGGAGAAGTTTGAAGGGTATAATAAACCTAAAGCTTCTTCTAAAGGTAAGAAATCTCATGTAGTTCTTATCAAGGATGATGGTAAAGATCGAATGATACGCTTCGGTGAGAAAGGCGCTAGTACAGCAGGTAAGCCTAAAGCTGGTGAGTCGGATGCAATGAAAGCTAAACGTAAATCTTTTAAAGCACGACACGCTAAGAACATTGCAAAGGGTAAAACTAGTGCAGCTTATTGGAGTAATAAAATAAAATGGTAGGAGGTTACAATGGGTTTATATTCAAACATACACGCTAAACGTAAGCGTATTAAAGCAGGTTCTAAAGAAACAATGAAGGCAGCAGGAGCTAAGGGTGCGCCTACTGCTAAGAACTTTAAACAAGCTGCTAAGACAGCAAAGAAAAAGAAGGTATAGACTATGAAGAAGAAAGGGTTACCTAAATCAGGATATATGTCAGGTGGAATGGCTATGAAGCCTACAGGATACAACATGGGTGGAATGCCTGAGAAGACTATGGGCTATGCCAAAGGTGGTTACGTAAACTGTGGGGCATCAATGAAACCTTCTCAGAAGTCTAAGGGGAAGTAACATGGCTAAGGGTGTAAAGCATTACTTAAAGAATGGTACAGAGTATAACGGCCCAGTCCATAAGACTGCAGGTATGGCTATGACAGGTGCTAAGCATACTAAGGCTAGTAAAGACCTGTTCCATAAGAAAGACTTATCAGATGCAGTAAAGAAGAAGATGAAGAAGTAAGGGGCATACTATGTTTGGATTACCAATGGAAGCTATCACCATGATAGGTAGCACCTTAGGTGGGGCAGGGTTAAAGTTGTTTGCACAAGCTCAAGCGGATAAGGCTGAGCAACAGAAGCAGCTAATGGCACGATTTGATGCATCAGAAGGTAGCGTTGAGAGTGCAAGAGCACACCAGAATCCTAATGCTCAATGGATACGCAGGTTCCTTGTAATATCTTTTATGGGTATGGCGGCATTCATCTTACTAGCTCCTGTACTAGGTTTTAATACTACAGTACCAATAGATGTAACAACAGGATTCAGTATATTGTTCTTTGACTTTAAGAACACTGTTACTGAGTATGTACAACTTAGTGGTATGGTAACACCAGTTTGGTTACCCCATGCAATTATGTCAGTAGTTGGTATGTACTTCGGGCAATCTATTGTAGCAAGAAAGTAATTTATGTCTTTACTTTTGTTTGATTGGGTGTTATTCTAGTGAAACCCCCACCCCCCGTGATACATATACAACTTAGTAAACTAATATAAGAGATAATATAATATGCCTCAACAAGAATTCAAGGGTTATAGTGATGACCAGAAGAAGCGTATAGCTTCTAAGCTGGGGCATACGGGTGATATGGCTTCATTTGATTCCTACTTACAGAGTAACCCTGCTGCTAAGGCTAAGTTCTTTAAGTTCAAGACTGCTACTGAGCAACGCTATGCTAGAGGTGGTGCAGTTAATAAAGCTGGCTTTAGAGAGGGTGGCCTTAATGATGGTATTTCTAAAGCAGCTTATACAAGCAACCCATACAGTGATTTCTTTCCTGATACTGAAAAGCCACCTGCTATGCAGACTCAGGACATTAGAAAGTATACTGACCCATTCACTGGGGAAGAGAAGTCTGGCTCCTCTACACAGATTGATTGGATCAATTCCATGTCAAAGAAGTATGGTGGTACATCCGGAGGTGGCTCTACAAAACCTACCCCTCCTAATGTAGTATCTAGAGAGATGCAAGGTTCTTACATACCACCTGCCGCGATGACACAAGAAGGATCCACATTAGATAATACTGCCATGAGCAGAGTCTTTGAACCCGGCTTAGCTGAAGGTACTCAGACTAAAGCTTTCAGTACTGGCTATGAATCTAACCAAGCCGTTGATTCTTCCTCAGGTCAGGTTTCAGGGTATGACCCCTCTGCTCCTCTTACGCAGGCAGGTACTAGTACTGCGGCAGTAGGCCAAGACGGTGTATATAAAGACATCTCCACGGACACCTCAGCCTCTGCTGTTAAAGGTGTAACTGATGGTGTTAGAGGTGCTACAGGCCAAGTAACAGATACAGTACAAGCTCAGCAAGGCACTGTAACTAAAGAAGCTAAAGCAGAGACAGGTACAGCAGGTACAGTAGAAGATACAGATAAACTTAATTTCAGTGAAGGACAAAAAGTTATAGCTGCCACAGGGGAATCTACTACTTCTGAAGCACAGACTTCTGGTAATACTTTTGCAGCAACTGGTACTACCTTTGATTCAGATACACCAGAAGCTAGGGCAGCTGAAGCATATGAACTAGAGCAAGCTAAATCAGCAGAGATGGGTGAATACAAGGTAATGGATCCTGCTAAGGCTGGCACTATACCTGTAGCTGATGTGGTTCAATCTGATGCTAAGTCTGGTGTAGCTGCACAAACACGTACTATTAGTAACAAAGAGTTAGTAGATGTATCTGACTTACAGCTAGACGAGCCTGTTGCTGCTGTTGCTGCCACCATGAATGCTTTAAATGAAGAAGCTAAGATGATTGCTCAGAAGGGTACATTCTCTCAAGAGCTTGCTACAGATAGGCAAGGTGCTGTTACTGCTTCATCTACCATGCAAGGTCAGATGGAGGCATTGATGAATCAATTCAATGATGGTACTCCAGCTTGGGCTGCAGGGGCTATGCGTAACGCTACTGCTGCTATGGCCTCCCGTGGTATAGGTGCATCTTCTATGGCTGGTGCTGCCCTTGTGCAGGCGGCTATGGAATCTGCTATGCCTATTGCACAGAATGATGCTGCAGTATTTGCTAACATGGGTATTGCTAACTTAAATAACAGACAGCAGACTTCCTTATCTAATGCAGCAGCACAACAGAATTTGTCACTTACCAATTTATCTAATGAGCAACAATCAGCACTACAGAATAGCACTAACGCTTTCTCACTGCAGACTGAAAGCTTATCCAACTTACAGTCCGTAGTACTATCTAACCAGCAAGTAAAAGCTGCAGCTAAAGGTATGAACTTAACAGCTAAGACACAAACATCTTTAGCTAATGCGGCAAAGTATGCTGAAGTAAACAATATTAACTTAAGTAACACACAACAGTCTAACCTTGCTAAGTCAGCAGAAAATCTTACTGTAGATATGTCAAACCTATCTAATGCCCAATCAACTGCTTTGTCAAACTTACAAGTTCGTGCTTCACTAAAGGGGCAAGAGCTAACTAATGATCAGCAGATGGCTATGATAGAGACTACTCAGAGCTTTGAAGCCGCGTCCTTTGATGCTACTACACAGCAAGCTGCCTTCATGCAAGATGCTGCTGCTGATGCAGCTATGAAAGGTCAAGTTTTATCTAATCAACAACAAGTTTCTTTATTCAATGTATCATCTCAGTTATCTGAGAGGGAGTTAGAGTTATCTAGTGAGCAACAAACTAAGCTATACAACACAACTAACGCTATGCAAATGGATGTTACTAACTTATCTAATAAGCAACAGACTGCACTAGCTAACGCACAGATTGATGCATCCATTAAAGGTCAAGAGTTATCTAATAAGCAGCAGACTAATGTTCTAAATGCTTCTCGTATATCTGAGATTGCCAACATGAACTTCACGGCAGAACAAAGCAAAGCTATACAGAATAGTAATCTAGCACAGACTATGGACTTAGCTAACCTGTCTAACAAGCAAGCTACACAGCTAGCCAACGCAGCTACCACAGCTAATATGGATATGGCTAACTTAAACAATAGGCAGCAAGCTGAAGTACAGAACGCCCAGTCATTCCTTGATGTTGATATGGCTAACTTAAACAATGAACAGCAAGCTACTATGTTTAAGGCACAGTCTCGTATAAGTTCTATTATGTCTGACAAAGGTGCTGCTAATGCTACTAAGCAATTCAATGCTTCTTCTTCTATTCAGGTAGATCAGTTCTATGATAATATGGCAACTACCATGTCACAGTTCAACGCTACACAGAAGAATGCACAAGCACAATTCAACGCAGGTGAAGCAAATGCGGTGGCTAAGTTTAATGCTGAGGTACAGAATAACAGGGATCAGTTTAACGCTACCAATCGTATGGCAGTAGATCAGTCTAACGCTACTTGGCGTAGAGAGATAGCTACTACAGATACAGCTGCTTTGAATAGAGCTAACGAGATTAATGCTAGGGCTGCTCTTGATATATCTAACAGTGCTTACAATGATCTCTGGCAAGAACACAGGGATGAAATGGATTGGGTATATGAAATAGCAGAAGGAGATGCAGATCGCATGAATCAATTAGCTAGAGCCGTTATATCCGCAGAAGCTTCTAAGGCTGTCGCAGGCGCAACAGTAGATGCCGCCACCTCAACGTCCATTGGTAACTTCCTTACCAAATGGATTTTTGATGATGAATAATAAAGCACACTAGAGATAATAGTTATGTCAAAAGAAATAAATAATATATACAAGAAAATGAATGCTCACTTAAGTAAAAAGCCTTCAACTACATCTACTCCTAATATTGGCTTAGTTGCTAAGCGTGAATTAAAAGGAGATGACGAGATGACTATTGTAGGCTATGTTAAAAAGATACGAGATGTTAGAGGGGAATTTAATGCTTCCAAGTAATGATCCACTATTAGACGCGCCTATTCCGGGTCAATCTTTAACTAAAGAACTAGGGTCTAGGGCTTGGGAGCAATCACCTAAGCTAGGTACAGTAGAAGAAGTCATAGACAAGTACCTCACATTATTTGATGACGAGGACACAGTAATTGAGTTAGTTAACCAGATGGAATCTGGATTGCCCATCTCTACTATGGTCACTGTCTTTACCAGAGGAGGAGTCATGGGAGGACTACACAGTATTGACACAGGGTTGCTAGCCTCTCCTGTATTAATTGAGATGATGATTAGTGTAGCTGAAGCAGCTGGCGTGGACTATGTAATAGGTACGGAAAATACTAAAGGCACTAAGCCCCCTATGGGAGCCATACAAGAGTCCTTAGAGGACTTTAAATCTGATAGTACTATGGTGGAAGAAGAGATTGTAGAGGAGCCTGCAGAAGCTCCTATGGGCATGATGGAACGGAGGGGTGTGTAATGGGGTTTAGTTTAGGTAGTTTTCTAGGTGGTGCAGCAGATGCCGCATCTGAAAGTATGGACAATGCCAAGGTTGACAGGGAGAAAGAAAGAAAGAAGGTAGAAGATATGATATTCTCGACTTCTGCTAGGCTATTTGAGAATGCAAGTTCTGTACAAAAATCCCGTAGTGCAAAGAAAAAAGTTGATGATGAATTTATGAATACCCTAATTTCTTCTGCACCTTCCATGCAAAATGACCCTGCAAAACAGGCATTTGTATTAAGTTTAGATGAAACCGCTAGAAATGATTTATTAACTATGGTTATTGATCCCTCTTTTAATGCAGAGCGGAGGCCTTTAGTAGATTACTTAGATGCTATAGACGATCCTATTGAATTTAAAGACCCCGTTACTTTGAATCAACGAGTACAGGGTAAAGTAGTAGACCGTCCTCTGGATAAGAGTTCTTACTATGGTGTGTCTAATACAGAGGATAAAGAAGTAGATAAGATTGTGTCCTCCTATACAAATTCTTTCAGTGTAGCATATGACATGTCAGCTGCTAAGGCACAGGGACTGCTGGCTAGTGCAACTAACGAAGTAAAGGTTCAGAGCTTCACTATTGATTGGGTAGTAAAGAGGCGTGATAGAGCACAAGTCGTTGCCCAGACAGCTGCACAGGTTGCTACAGCCCAGCTAGGAACGGCAAATGGAAAAATGGCTGTCACAGCATCTATGACTACTTCAGCTAATAAACAAATAGAAGCTACCCGTTTAAACTATATACGGAATAGTGGGCAAAGTGAAGAGTTGTTTGATATTCAGCCAGAAAATCAAGCTAAATTCTTAGCCTCTGCAGAATACAAGGCTGCCACTAAAGCAATCATTACATCTGCTGTCCAGCGTATGGAAGAAAACCCTGTCATAAAGGAAAGTACTGAGAGGTTCCTAGCGGATTCCTTCCCCGGTAAGTGGGGTGGACGAGTCGGTGGTAAGGATATAGAAACTGTAGATAAACTAAAAGATAATGTTTATTACGAAGGTACTTTTACTAATGGGACGGGAATAGCTTTGGGTTCTGTAATTAAAGCTGCGGCTGCTGATGCTGGTGCAGGTTCACAAGGTAACACAGGTAGTACGGGTCAAGTTAATGTGAAAGATCAAACAATTGTATCTGAGAAAGGTTCAACATACAATAATGGAGATGTAACTAAACCTAATAAAGTAGACGAGGGAGTTACTACACCTAAAGATACTAAAGAAATTGTACGTATGAATAATGAATTGAAAACAGCTACAGGTTCCTATAAAAAGTACCTTGAGCGTCAGCTGGGTGACGATGTAGGCTTTACTATTAAAACTACACCTAGTGAACAAGCTGACCAAGCCGTTAAGGACTTAAAGAGGCAAGGCATTGAGCTAAAAGAAACAGGGTTTGATACGTGGGAAGAACTAAAGGAATCCTTGTTAGATAATACGGTAGAAGAGAAAATAGGTGGATTTGGTAGACGAATTAAATATGTACCTGAATCACTAAACTTACGTACCAATGAAACATCAATGGAAATTGCTATAGAAGAAGGTGATGCGGATAAGGTACAGCAGATACTGGATAACCTACAACGTATGTCAAATGCTGGCCCATCCTTTGATATGATGAAGAAGATAGGTGGTGTACGGGGCGATGGTCTACGAGCTTTAAAGTCTTTATCACAGGATAAATAATAATGCTAAACAAATTAGACTTTAACCTGCCTACGGATGAAGATCTTGTAGAGCAGGAGAGAGAAGAGGGTTCATTAGGCTTTGCTCTAACGCCCTCTATGGACTCCACCGAAGATGATTACAAATTAGACTTCGCCTTGCCTGATACAACATCTGTACCCCCACCTCATATGACTGAGCTTGAACCCTATGAAGAGGAGGACTATCTAGCACCTGTATCTAGGGATAAGGTTAAGATGCTTACCTCACTAGGGGAAGACTACAGTGTGGATAACATAGCAAACCATCACGGCCTAGTTCAGACTATGGAGTCCTACTTGACTAAGCGCATAGGTGAAGATGGTATTCGTAAAGAGGGTGAGACTGAGAAAGATGTAGTAGAGAGATTCCTTACACATATGCGATTTGTTGAAGGTAACACTATTGACACTATGCAAGAGGTAGACTTTTTAAAGGATGAAAAGACTAGTCAACAAACTAAAGACAACTTTAATATCCTATATACTATGTACCAAGAGATGCCCAACTTTGCTTCTGAAGGTGGTGGTGGATTCTGGTCAGGTGCTAGTGATGTACTAACGGCTGCTGTATTTGATCCTGCTACTGCAGTAGGTCTAGGCTTTGGTGGCCCCATAGGTTCTGTTGTTACACAGGCTGTGAAGCAGGCAGGTAAGGGGGCAGCTACAAGGGCTATATTAGCTACCGCATTGAAGGGTAACCTTGGCAAGATTACTGCTATGACTTCAGTAGAGGGTCTGCTTGGTGCTATGAGTGAATCACAGCGTCAGGAAGTTAAACTTGAAGTAGGCATGATGGCCTCTAAAGATTGGAAGGCTATTGGTGCAGCAGGCGCATTAGGTGGGGTGGGTTCTTTAATTGGATTCCCACTAGGCATCTCAGCTGCTAAGAAAGGCCTTGCTTCTGCTGGCTTACGTTCAGGTGATCAAGTATTAGCAGATCGCATTAACTCTAAGGTAACTCGTTCAGGTCGTAACCCTGAAACCCCTGAGGAGATAGCTAACTTTGACCCTATTACGGGTGGTACGTTTGATAGAGAGGGTGCTGAACGCATTCGGGATGCCCTGTCCATGCCGGACGCCCCGTTTACTCCTCAGATAATGGATGACATTACTAGGGTAAGCACGATAGCTGTTGGAAACCTTATGAAGGATATGCCACAGAAGTATTTCCAAGATGAAGGAGAGAAAATATCAGATACGGTAATGAGAATTTTAGGAAACTCTGGTGATATAGACGAGGATGTATTAGAGAGAGCCTTAACTACGACAGGTCTAAACATGGAGGAGTTCTCCCAGTTAGAGAGGCTTACAACAAGTGACGCTGGTAAAACATTGCAACATTACAGTGCATTGAAACGGAAAATAAATGTGATGGCAGGTAACAACCCTGAACTCAAGAAGAAGTTAAGGGAAATTTATGGTGAGGGGGATAAAACACGTAGCGTATTCGGTACATTCACTGGCTTTGTTAAACGGTTAGATCGTGAGACACGGGCAATGATGGTGTCACAGCTATCCACCACAGCCCGTAACGTAATCTCTGCAGGTGCCTTCCTTACCTTTGGTGCTGCATCTAAGGCTATAGAGAGTACAATATACCATGCTGCTAGGGGCGTGTCTTCTGCCTTAGGGGGCAATGCTTCTATTCAAGGGACTAAGAAGGGTATGCTTGAGATAGGAGAGGATGCATTTAGTACTCTGGGGCAGATGGTTACACCTAAGCAGAACAAGGCATTAGCTGACATGCTACTAAAGAATAACTCTAGGCTATCCAATACACTATTCCGAACTATGCAAGAGACAGGTGACCAAGATCTAAGTCGTGTTACTAAATGGATGAATGGTTTGAACATGGCACAAGATCAAGTAATCCGTTCAGGTGTTTTCACTGACAGTGTTAACAGGCAGATGAAGAAGCTTGACTTGGATATGTATGATTACATTGCTAACCATAAGCCTATTCCAATTGAGGTATTAAAGAAGGGTACTGATGATGCACTAGAAGCTACCTTTGCGAAGATGCCAGAGGCTGGGTTAGCTCGTAAATTCGTAGAGTTTGTAGAGAGTATGCCACTAGTTCCTGTAATAGGTACACACCAGTTCCCGTTTGCACGATTCATGGCAGACGCAATGTTATTCCAATACAAGTACAGCCCATTGAACTTCCTTAATGCTGCCAGTGTAGGCATACAAGGTGGGGCAAAAACTATCAAAGCTACTAGGGCATTAGCCTCAGGCACTTTGGATAAGAAAGGCAAGGCTATGGCAGAATCCGCATTAGTACAGGGTAAGAAGGGTGTAGCGGAATCTGTAGAACGTATCTCTAAAGGTACAGTAGGTAGTGCAGCCCTATATGCAGCTTACTTATATCGGGACGAGAATCAAAACTCTGCTTGGTACAACATGAATGATACTAACGAGAACAATAAACCTGTAGATATACGTGCTGTATTCCCTATGGCACCTTACTTGGCAGTTGCTGACTTACTTGTTAAATGGAAGAATGGAGATTTGGATAGTTCCGAACCTGCAGGACAACTAATGGCAGGTATAGCAGGTAGCCAGTGGAAGCCTTCACGGGTGCAAGACTTTGTAGGGGATTTATTTGAAACACTAGTTGATGCAGATACCGACACAGTTACTGGGGAGAAGATAGGTGCTATCTTAGGTGACTGGGCTGGTTCAGTAGCTGGCAGGCCTTTCACTGCAGCACAGATTGGTAGAGATATATACTCTGCCTTTGATGATACTGAAGCTATTGTACGTGAAACACGGATGGTGAAGGGTGAGGGTATGCAAGAGGTTATGACTAACTCATTCCTGAATCACCTAAAGTCTAAGGTTCCTGTATGGCAGAGAGACTTACCTGAGTACAGGTCACCTACTACAGGTGGCACAGTACGTAGGCAGAGTGCTGCAATGGCACAGTTCAGTGGTATTAAATACCTTCCTGCACTATCCGAGGTAGAGACAGAGTTGGCTAGGCAGGGTATTGAATCCTATACCATAGTACCTAAGACAGGTAACAAGCAAGCAGACTACTATGCTAAAAAGAGTATGCCACCTTATGTGAACATGTTACTTAGTAGTACCATTGTATCCCCGTGGTATAAGTCTCAGCCTAAGTTTAAGCAGAGACTAATTATAAAAGGGCAAATAAACGAAGCAAAGAAGATAGCTAAGATGGTAGGTGAAGGTGAGGCATCCTTAGATGCTATGCGTAATGGAGAAGGATACACTACCTATGATAAAGGTAAGTGGGCTAAGACACCAAAGGAATCTAGGAAATTAGCAAATGAATACTTTATGAATAACTATGGTAAGACTGTAGAAGAAATGGGTGCCTTTGCAGCTGGTGCTAAGATTGGCAGAGCATTAGCAGGGGTGTATAAGTAATGGGGATAATGTCACAGAAGGTAATTGAAGATGAAGCACTTAGCATGGATACTCCTACTGACTTCACTCTCAGTGGTGGCTTACCCGAAGAGAAGTCCACTTGGGAAGATGTTGTTAGTCGAGGCAAGGGCCGAGTAGATGATGCGGTGCAGTATGGGACAAACCTTGTTGAAAAAGGGGCTGATATGGCCCTTAGTGCAGGCAAGGATATTGCGGAAGATGTTATTGAGTACGGAGCAGATGCGCTAGGGTTTGGGCCGGAGAAACAAATCTCTATTACGCAAGAGGCAGTACTCCTTACAAATGAAATGGTGGATGCTGGATTAATACCGCAACGATACAGAATGCAAATGTTACTGCCTGAGGTCGGAGTAACGGTGACTAGGGAAAACATTAGTATTGATGGAGAGGACGACAGTGTATTCAATGCTGTGAACCATGCTCTATTCTCCTATGAGGCAGGGCAGAGTAAGGTTACTGCTGTAGCTAGCCAAGCCAAAGAAGTATATCAGGGTGTAAGTAAGAAGCTAAGTGGGTTAGACCCTAAGACTGAATACCTTGATTACTTTAACAATAAGTTCGGGTTTAACTTGGCAGAGCAGGGGTTGAGTCGGGAAGAAGCTAAGAATGCTATCATGGATTCTATTGGAAATATAGACCAGAAAGGTGCAAGTGGTAAGCTCAGTCGGGGTGAGCCGCTTGTTGGGGGTGAAGTGTTAGCTATTAATCAAGACAATATAGAGTATGGCTTTGCCGCAGGAGGACTTGTAGCTAATGAAGAACTTAATGTGGATACCCTTAGTGGCTACTCTCTCAGTGGTGGCTTACCCAAAGCAGTCACCCCTGTTGAAGGGGATGATACGGCTGCATTGAATGCTGCTATTACAGCTATGCGTAAGGAAGAAGCTAAGGGGTCGGAGCCTACCTTCTATGATATGGATGATCAGGACTTCCCAGAGGAGTATGCAGCACCTACCCCTACTACTGCTATTACCCAGACAGAAGAAGCTCTTGTAGCGTCTACTGTGGCGCGAGAGGGGGATAGAGGGCTGTCTATAGGCTCAGTTAACACCGTAGATGAAGCAGTAACCAATGCTGTGTATACAACTGTACAGATGGCAGAGAATGGAGTCCGTTCAGGCTGGAGTAAAGACACTAGGAAATGGTTACCGCATGACTCTGCTGAAGGTGGTACACCTACTATAGCGTATGGTCACAAGTTTGCTACACAAGCGGAAGCAGATGCCGTTACTGCAAGTGGGGGCATAACTGAAGCCAAGGCTATTGAGTGGTTCAACGAGGACATGGGTACTGCAAAGGATAGGGCTAAGAGTCAGTATGAAGCAGAGTATACTAATAAAGAGTGGAAGGACTTAGACGTATTGGGTAAGCTAATGCTTACAGAGGTTGTGTTTAACATCGGTACATTGAAGGATGATGCAGGTGAATACGGGTGGCCTAGCTTGACTACTGCAATACATGATAAGGACTTCAGTGTAGCTAAGGATCAGTTATCCCGTACATACACTAAGCCTGATGGCACTGTAGAGTCTCTTGTGAATAGGACAACTGCGTTACAGGGTATATATGAAAAGGTTATACCATTAACTGATTGGACTATAGAACCCAAGCCTGTTGACCTAACTGACTGGGACAATATGATAAACTAAGCACAATAAAAAGCCCCAATTAAGGGGCTTATTTGTTTCTACCTAGTGTGTCCACAACTTCTCTGGAGGTGTCCAGCCTAGCTCTATGAGTGCAGCAATCGTTGCTTCATCTTCAAGCTCTACTATCTTAGTATGCATTGCCTCCTCAATAGACTTCATTGTGATACCTGATACCAACTCAAGTGAACCATGATCCTGATTCAGTGTAGGCCTAACAAAGACCTCGCCTCGGAACACTCCCTCCTCGTCTTTAGTACTCATTCTTCCAGCCCCTCTACTATTAAGTTGTTGTTCCAATCATACCTTATGGGAGCATCTTGCATACATACTATGCTTAAGGGTTCCTTTGGGGTTTCTTCTATACCCTGCCAAAAGAGTATGTAAAGGGTGCCTGTCATTAGCACACCCCCTAGTAGGCTAGTTGCTGCAAAGCTAAATAAGCTCACAAGCCCCACCACCACAGGCTGCTTCACCTGCTAGATCTGTTTCATCTACTGCCTCAATAACCTTGGTCAAGTCAATGTCATTCAAGCTACGCTCTAGCATGTTGAATCGTTCCTCAGTTATATCTTCAAAGGGTGCTTGTGTATAAGTACCCCCATTGTATGGCAGTACAGCAATACCATTGAAGGTGTTACGGTTCTTCCACATCCACTCACCTACATCAGGCCACTCAGTATCCTTAACAGAGATAGTGCAAGACACATTGTGTGAGTTCTGCCCTTCTCTATGGCCTACCTGTACCCAGTCGGTATTGAATAGACGTACACGTTCTAGCAAGTCTAGTGCATTCTCAGTACGTAGGATAGATCCTAGTGGAGCTTTCTGTGGTATCTCTACTACAGCCTGTCCCTCAGGGTTAAAGAACTCGTCTTCCACTAGCTCTGGATGGTGCTTAGCTAAGTGCTGGTACAATGCTTCGTTCTTTCCTAGTCTTTGCCTACGAATATAATAGTCGTTGTGCCAAGCATGAATGCCACTAGAAGTCCCAAGTACACAGCTACTGGTTCCCGAAGGCTTGACAGTAGTGCAACGAGCAGCAACATTAATGCCAAGAAGTAGAGCAACTCTCTCGTTCTCTTTCTTAACTTCTTCAGCCGCTTCAACGAGGTCATAGGATAGTATAACGCCAGAACCAATTCCCGTTTGACCAACTCCAATGAGAGCATCACGCTCTGTCGTTTCTTTCCACACATCACGGAGATAGTGGAAGTCAGTGTACCCAGCTTGTAACGTACCAATAAGAGAAGCTGCTCTTGATCGTTCATTCAAGTCCTCCTGTGATGTTATATCACTCACGTTTAGCTCGACTAAATTACAGAATTGATATGGGCGTAACCCGATTTCGCAACATGGATTTGTCCCCCAGTCTTTATCATTACTGAAATAAACTCCGGGTTCACCTGACCCACTCGCCTCTACTCTCTTCCACAACTTAAGGAAGTCATCTTTAGTAGCACGATGCCGTAGAATAACTGCACTGTTATTAGCACGACCACGTTGAGGGTTGTCTTCATACCAAGTGCCTACCTTACATGACATCATATCAAGATCATCCATGCTGAACAAGGAGATCAATGCAGCCCTACGTATGCCACCTGCTAACACTGCATCTGCAATGTAACACATGAGGTCATGCACTTCTAATGTACTAAGCTTGCGTCCTTTAGCTTCGTCTAGCACTGACTTAAGTTTGTGAATACAGTCCTTCAATGGTTGAGGGCCGGGAGCCTTACCACCTGAGGTAATCAACATGGCACCCTTAGGGCGTATGTCACGATAGTCAAACTCAACTTCCATAAGGCCATTGAAGTAAGACTCCATCAGTACCTTTACTGCATCTGCCCAGCCTTCTATGTTGTCAGACACTAGGAACCTACGCTTACGTTCCTTAGGGCCACGTACCTCAGGTAGCTGGGTAACATGGTGACGCTGCACAGAGTACCCTACACCTGTACCACCTAGCAGTAAGAACATTGTCTCACTAAAGGCTTCTACTTCTGACACGGGCAGGTATGCACAGTTAAAGATTCGGTTAGGTGCTAGCTCAATAGGTGCTCCACCAAACTGGAGAGAGCGCATAGACGGTAGGGCTTTCTTAGCATACACAAACTTATATGCGTCCTCAATCTCTGTGACCATATGCGGATACTTACGCTGGTGCATATGCTTGTTACGGGTTACTAACTCGTCCCATGTCTCACGCCTCTGTAAGGTGGGGATGTACTTAGCATACTTAGAGAATACTGTAATGTCGCTAAGTATCTTGTTCGATGTTTCCATAATCTTTCCTGTTAATTTATCGGGCTGTATAGTTATACTGATTTATTGGTAAATGTCAAGACCTATTTGTACTAATCTAATATTATCCCTGCTATTAAGAATAAGACTATGCCCCCTGATATTACATACTCCATTAATCTAGCCCTGCTTTAAAGTGCTTCATAAAATGATCCATCTTACTCTCGTATGTGTAGGCAAATTTATTCTCCAGTAACCAGTCCTCCATACATCTACGTGTGCCATTCTTCCGCTTCTGTGCTCCGGGTAAGGCTACGTTCTCTGAGTGAAGTACAAATACTATGACTGCCATTGGGTTAGACTTACGCACATGGAGGTACTTGTCCATCTCATGTCGTGTTCTGAATCGCCCCTTGACCTCAAACCATACGTTACCCTTCACTCCGTCAGGTGTGTACTTACGGTGCTCCACTACTTCATAGTCCACCTTGATAGGCTCATAGGGTACATCCCACATAGGGCCACCAGCAAACAACCTAAACTCTAACCATGAACGGTAGGGCTTAGGCTGGTCACGGTTAGTGGCAAGGTAGTCACTCCATGAGTTATAGGGTGCAGGGGGTATCTCCTTGCAGTTAACACCACAGGTCTTACCTAGTATGCTAGGTGTTACCTTTCTATGCTTAACCTTCTTCACCCTTTTTGCAGGGTACTTCATAGGCAGTCCAGTAACTTGTTCATATACCAGATAGCTTTCTGAATGTTAGTACGTACATCCTGCTTCCTGTTTGCCCTCCATGTGTACTTGATGTTGTTACCCTTACAGAAACCTTGGAACTCCTCCTCTGTTAGTGCTGCTTGGATAGCGTCAATACATTCAATGTCGCCCACACCATCTGACTTGTAGTGATTAGGGTGGTTAACCAAGTCTTCCAATGCCGCATCTAAGTTAGCCACATTGAAGTTCTCTTCTACCCTACTTTGTGTAGCTCTGCTTGAGCCTTCATAATCTAACATATTACCATCCCGAATCATTATCCTTCTCCTTCACACTTAGTGTCAAAGTCTAGGGTTATTACATTGCCAATCTTGCTAACTATCTTATCAGTAGCGGATACAAGTTGGTCATCCCCTGCTGCAAGGCCTAGACTGTCTACCATAGCTGTAGTGTAGTCACTAAGCATATCATCAAAGTCTTCATTATCATTGCAGAACTGTACCATTGCTGACATCTTATAGGCTAAGAACATTAGCTGAGAGTGGGTATCATCAGACACTTCAGGCATAAGGTTACTGAACACAGATACTTGAACATCCCCCTCCCACTCATCCCCATCAGTAATAACAGGCCGCATGATTACACCGAAATCATTCTCTGTCATATCAATCATTATGCTGCTTCCTCTATGTGTATATAGTTAACCATAGCAGGCACCTTAGCCTTAGATGGTATGGATGGTTTCTCTACTAAGGTATCCCAGCATGAGTACTTGTGTTGGCAGAAGCCACACTCAATGCCTAAGATTAGGTTACCTGTCTTGACCTTACGGAAGGACTCTTCAATAGGTTTGTAGCATCGCTCAAACTCTGCGTTATCCGTGATCTTATCACAGACTTCTTCGAGTATAGCTAACTCAGCTTCCATATCAATACCATCGGCAGTAATAAACTTGAACTGTCCGTTAGCCTTGTTGATAACTATCCAACCACCTGCCTTTAAATCTAATGCTCTACTGTAACCTACCAGTTGACCTATGTAACCAAACGGATCTCCTTCTTTTAACTTAGCAAAGTCTATCCACTTGTTAGCATATGCCCAAGGACTACAGGATTTAATGTCCCATACTGCACCATCAATGATCAGGTCAGGTGTACCATTGATCGTGTGCTTACCTATGTTGAGCTTTAGATGTTCTCCATCCTTCCATACTACCCCCGACTCAGTGAGGATACCTTTCATGATTGCCTCTACAAGATCTCCTAGTATCATGTTGATTAAGAAGCTGTTGGGGAAAGGTAGTTTCTTCTCTGGTGCATTCTTATCAAACCATAACTGGCAGTAAGAACGTCCTATGTTAGACATACGTAATCTAAAGTCAGGGTTACGTGAGTCTACAAGCTGCTTCTCTAGTGCTACCTTTACATCTTTAACCATAGAGTTAAGAACAGGGCGGCTCATGCCACCCGTCCCTGCCACTACACTATTAAGATATTTCTGTACCATTAATTCGTGTATGTTCATGCTTACTCCACATCAATGAACTCGTTAACAAGACTTTCATCGGCACTGTTCAAAGTCTCTACAGCTTTAGCCGTGAACTCTGAGTTGATGTAGTCATTGTACTGCGTAATCCATTCTGAACTATTGCGGTGCATAGTTAGTACATGCTCTGTAATAGCCAAGTCAGAAGAGAAGTCTACGTCTACCTTAGGTACAAAGTAGGACTGACCATTGTTCATTTCACGCTCAATGGGACTAAGGTTAACACTGAACTGGATGAAGGAACGATTACGTCTAGCAATCTCCTTGAATGCATCACCAAAGGTCTTGTAGGCTTCTCGGTTATCAACTTCCCAAATGAATGGTGTGGTAGTTACCTCAATACTATCACCCTTCTCATTCACTGCACCTACCATATCAATCTCACCGAACAGCACACGTACACGCTTCACAGACTTAATGAGATCCTTCATCTCTGTAGGTACTGCGTTCCAATCTTCAATGAATCCTGCAGGCTTACCACAGTTAAAGCCACCATCTGTATCCTTAAGATCTGAATTAAGATCATCAGACATTAACGTCTTCACGTAACGACTGTTAGCTGGATCACTGATGTAACGCTTATACATGAACGACTGCATAAAGAATCGTACATTAGCCTCAGGTGCATATGCCATAGTACCATCGGCTTGTTCCAATCGGTACTGTCCTGCGTCTACTACCTCCATCTTCTTCTTCTTGCCATTAACTTCAACGACACCCATCAGTGGTGTATGCCACATACGTAAGCGTGGTAGTTTGTTCTTGGAACCTCCTCCACTATTCACCTCGTTAGCCATACCTGTTAGGCGCATCAACTCTTCTTGGCTTACTTGATTTAAAGATACTTCACTCATATTAATTTTCCTATATGCTATTTAGCAATCTACTTGATCTAACCAATTGTTTCCCATCTTAGCTTCCAGAGATAGAGGTAAGTTGAAATCAATATCCCACAGTTTATTTACTGTGCTTACTAACTTACTCTCTACTTCTACGACTACATCTATCATAGCCTGCTGCTCGTCAGGGTGTACATCCACCACCATACTATCATGAACTGTATTAACTATGCAACTTTTCAAACCCCTTTCATTCATTACCTTTTCCATCATCAGCATTGACACAGGCACAATATCTGCCGTAGCGAATGACTGAACTGGATAGTTTTTAATCTTGGTAAAGTGAGTTACTGTACCATCCTTCCTTCTTGCCACATCGGGGAAGCTAAACTGCCTACCCGAAGGTGTGGTAATCTTCCTCTCTGTTAAAGCTTCTGTGGCTAACTTCCTATGCCACTCAGCTATGCCCCTGTACTTCTTTAAGAAGTGAGTGTAGTACTCAGCCTCCGCAGGTGTACGACCATAACCAGAGGCACCATACAAGGGTGCAAAGGTATGCTCCTTAGCTGCCTGTCGTGAGATAGGCTGGCCTGCATCTGCAATAATGTCTGCTGTGTACTGGTGTACGTCAAATCCTTCAATGACTTCCTTGATAGCTAACTTATCCTGTGATAGGTAGGCTGCTGCACGAAACTCTAGCTGCCCAAAGTCAGCCTCCATTATCTTACCTCCTTTCCATCGTGATATAAACACACGTTTAACTGGGAACGTACCACCCCTAGGCATGTTCTGCATGTTGGGGTTACGGCCTGACATTCTAGCTGTCGAAGTTATGTGCTGTGTTAGCTGTACGTGTAGCATACCATCTGCCTTAGTAAACTTCTCAATGCCACCCACAAAGGAGGACAAGTAAGATGATACAGCATTCAATCTACGTAGCTTGGCTAAGAAGTCAGCTTCACGTACCATGCCCTTACCTTTAGCTGCTGCCTCTAGTGTCTCAAGGATACCCTTACCAGTACTGAATCCACTAGCACTAGCCCACGTAGCTTTAGGGGGTGAGAACTTAAGCCCTGCCAACACCTTAGTCTTAGTTAGTACGTAACCCTGTCGTCCACATGACTTGCAGATGTTCTTGTTCTTACGAGGCACCCCTTTCTTAGTAAGATGCTGAACCATACCAGTGCCATTGCATACAACACACTTGCTAGCCTTAGTCTTATAGACTGGCCCCGTCATAGACCGCACTGCATCCTTGAATGACGAGTCAGACATGAATGCATTGACTGTTTCAGCCCACCTCTTCTTGTCTACAACCTTCCGTGAGAAGACTAGGGTGGATAGCTGCTCTGGTGAATTGATGTTGATTGGTGTATCCCCCATCAGTTCCTCTACAAACTCCATCAGTTCTTCTTCTAAGGTTGCCCTCTCTTCTTCAAACTCTTTCTTTACCTTGGTTAGTTCTACTAAGTCTACCTTGATACCCCTCATATAGATAAGAGCTAACTCATAGCAGGTGTCCATAGTAATGTCTAACACAGACTGCATACTACTGTTCTCTGCATTAGCAAAACGTGCCATCTGTTTCTTGTAGACACCAAGAGTAGAACGCAAGTCATAGCGTAGGTACTCGTCTAGTTCATCAAAAGGAATATCCTTTGTAGATGTGCCAGACTTCCAGTAGTCGGACATAGTATCTAGCTTCTGCTCTTCCAGTTGATACTGGGCAGACACAAAGCCTAGGTTCAAGGGCGACTTGATACCCTTGTTAAGTATATACTCACCTAACATTGTGTCATAGATCTTTCCAGAATAAGTGAACCCACATTCCCAGATCCACGTAAGGTCATGCACTGCGTTGTGACAGACCAGTAGCGTAGTAGCATCTAAGATGCCCTGAGTAATCACCTCTCCACCTACAGTAGGCTCCTCGTCTGAGTGTGTAAAGGTAACTACAGTTTCTATTCCTTTAACGGGCCTAGCTACTGTGTCTACCTGTAACATACCTACCATTACTAATTCATTTTCTGCCTCAAAGGGGTCAAAGTGCTGCTTACCATCCCTTTTACAGGTGGTGTTCTCTACATCCAATACAGTAATCATAACTGCCCCCTAATATATTTAATTGCTCTCTGCATTCGTGGAACATCATCATTGAAGCAGCCCAGTGCTCTGTTGCAACTATGACAAAGCCAACCTCTGAAATCATCTGTCTTGTGACAATGATCTAACACCCATCTACCTGCACTACCCCCCTTACCCTCTGCCTGTGCTTCATCACATAAGCAAACAGGACACTCGTATCCTTCGGGAGGCTGTCCATGCAAATCCTTAAGCCCTTTACGTACCTTGGCTAAGTCGGAGGCACACACCTTACACTCTGGCCTTAGGTAACTACCACCACTAGCCGTGGAGAAGGCACTTAGGGGTAGGATGTTAACACACTTAGAACATATCTTTGTGTCCTCACACTCAGGATGTGCTTCATATAACTCTATGTCCTCAATGAATAACTTCAGTTGTTCATACTCCATACCTTGCAATCCTTCCATCTAGCATACATGTAACCTTACCATGCCACCCTGATAGTTTATTCTTAGTTATGTTGATATGACGCATTGGATCTTCCATTGTATCATCCTCCCCAATGGCAGGGTTCTTTGCAATCAGTAGCATAAGGTCAGCCTCTGATGCCTTACCTGTCTTAGAACCTTCCATCATAGATTGATTAAGTATTACCTTGCCCTCTGCCTCTGCACTTAGCTGTGACATATAGAACATGGCACACCCATACTGCTTGGAAATGTCCCTAGCATAGATAGCATTAGCCTTGAGCATCATGTCCTCACGGGCAGCACCATTGAGCCTAG